CCTCAGGAGCCGCTTCAGTTACCACACGATGTACAGTCACCATTGACTGTACAATCTATTCAGCCTATCCCTCCTACAGCAACGGGGGAATCTTTGTCTCAACAAGTCAATGTGGATGTTCTGGCCCTAGCTCAACAGGCTGCTGGATACATCAAAGGATTAGACCCTATTAGCCAGGCTAGAGCCCTTTCTCACTTGAAGCAAACACAGCCGGAATTACACCACGCGGTTTACAGGCTAATGACGACCTCAAATCCAGTAGAGGGGCCGGAGCAGTCGAGTCGCCCTCTCCCGCAAGAGAGGGCTCCCCGACGCGGACCCCAAAACGCACTCATCTAGGCTAATCCAAGTAGCACACAACCAGCAGTGTGGTCTCCCTCTCCTAATCCCTCTAACAAACAATCTGCACATAAGAATATGGATGCGTTATCTCTTCTCAGCTCCTCAAATCTCCAGAAGTCCTCATCCCCAGTATCTTTAAGGACGCCTTCTCTAAGACGGTATACTTCTGGATCTGCCGATAGATCGTGAGCGCATAAATTACACAAGGTGCTGCACGCATCTGAGACCTCTACAAAATCCATCATCGTGTGGAGACAGTGTGCGTGAATTAGCTTGGTCTCTTCTCCATCGGGAAACTCATCTTCCGGCTTGTAATAGGGAAAGTTAGACTTGCGCCCAGCTTGGAATTCACCGATGCATATCTCTACCACTGCCTTGTCATACCCTAGTTGTTCCCCACAATACATACAGCGTGGAGTTTCGTCCCAGGGGTTATCATCGTTGAACTCACCCATGTTAGACCTCTAAAAAGAGACCAGAACTGCTGTAGTTCTGGTCCGATGATTTAGGGATACACAGCTATTCCCTTTAATCTTCTCCTCTGTACCTCTCACAGTCAGCCAGTATTCTTCCTCCTAGGAAGGCCAGCTCCTCTATAAATGTAGAAGCGAAACAGAGAAGAAAGATTTGCACAAAGATCACTCACTTGACTCGTCGTTGGAGTCGCTATTGTAGTTGTTTTCGATTTCCTCGTCGATCATGTGTTCAAGTTGTTCAAATTGGTCCACAGGCTCATCGTCTCTACTCTCCTCATCTTCAGGTCCATTACCGAAAAAATTCATGTGCACTCCTGTAATTATGTAATTCTGGTGCTCAGTAGTTTACTTATACCCAAGTGCTTGAAATCTTTTCGTTTGACTGATCAGCCCAAAATCGTTTACCTTTTTATGGATTAACATACTTTGGAGTCCATATGGCTCGATTATCACCGGTAGAGGGGTTCGAACTCCTCAAGGACCGAGTTGAGAAAGCTGTTGGGGGTCTCTTCCCAGTCATTGGAAAGAAACACACACTCACGGTTTCCAATGTCAAAGTAAACGACAACCTAGAGATTGAAGATTTAGCCTCTCAGAAAGCGGCTAAGCTCCATGGACGTACCTGGGCTGTGCCTTTAGAGGCCAAGGTTACACTCATCGATAATGCCACCAAGCAAAAAATCGATGAGCAGCATATGCGTCTCTTGAATCTCCCCAAGAATACTCCGCGGTATAGCCACATTATTGATGGGCAGGAGTACCAGGTAGATAATCAATGGCGCTTGAAGTCCGGAGTTTATTCCCGGATCAAGGATAATGGAGAGCTAGAGTCACAATTCAACTTGGCAAAAGGTCGTGGATTCCACGTTAACTTTGATCCTGAATCCCGTAAATTTCATATGCAGTATGGCACTTCTAACATACCCCTATATCCCATACTTAGGGAAATGGGAGTGCCTCATGAGGAGATCCAACAGAACTGGGGTAAAGCGATCACTGACTCTAATCAGCAGACTGCTAAGGGGGACGAGCAAGCTGTCATCAAATTCTTTAAGGCGTCAACCGGTAGAAAACCAGCCTCTGTGGATGAGGCGCGCACACATCTATTTACTACTTTCAACACAACCCAACTTCGACCAGACACAACTAAGATCACGCTAGGAAAGTCTTTCACTAAAGTTGATGGTCCGGCTTTGGCCGCTGCTGCAACACGCCTACTTCATATCAGTCAGGGAAAGGCAGCTCCAGATCCCCGGGATGCTTTGATGTTTAAAGAGCTCCACTCTATTGAAGACTTCATGGCTGAGAGGCTGCAGAAGGGAACCGTAGATATACAACGCCGGTTGCAAAACACGTTAGATCGAAAACGAAGTGTTCGCAGTATCGTAGGTCCAGACATCTTCAACAAGCCTTTGAAGATGCTGTACCGGACCACGCTTTCAAATATGCCTGAACAGACAAATCCTTTAGAGATGATATCTGGTCTCATGAAAACTACTATCACTGGTGAGGGCGGTATCAAGAGTGCTCACGCGATCACTGATGAGGCTAAACTTGTTGATCCCTCTCATCTTGGTTATTTAGACCCGTTGCATACACCAGAAGGAAGCTCAACCGGCGTTACTTTACGTTTACCTTTAGGCGTTCGTAAAAGAGGGCATGATGTTACTGCTCAGATGTATGATCTTACAACTAAGAAGATGGTCCCAGTTACGCCGGAAATGGCTATGGGAGCGCATGTCGTCTTACCAGATCAAGTTAGATGGAGTAATAATGTTCCAAAACCTATAGCTACTACAGTAAAGATCAGTGGCCCAAACAATGAGATTATTGAAGCCCCTTTCAAAGACGCGCATTATGTCATGCGTGACCCCCTGCAGATGTTTTCAATCGCCACAAACTTGGTGCCGTTTGTAGCAGCTGATCATGCCAATCGCAGTACTATGGCAGGCCGACAGATGGAACAGGCCATTCCTTTAGTTCGGAGAGAAATCCCGCTTGTACAAAGTATGGCGGGTACTAAGACTTTTGATCAAATAATGGGGTCAATGGCTAGTCACCCATCCAAAATAACTGGAACAGTTGATAGGATTAAGAAGGATAGTATTGTAGTCAAAGATCGTAGAGGCAGGAAACATGAGGTATCCCTCTATGACCACTTTCCTCTCAACGCTGATAAAGGATTTTTGCATTCAACGCCGCTAGTAAAGGCCGGGGATAAGGTGACACAAGGTCAGCCACTAGCAGACACAAACTTCACCAAGAATGGCACTCTAGCTATGGGGGTGAATCTACGCTTGGGGTATCTACCATATAAGGGATACAACTATGAAGATGGCGTAGTGATCAGTGAATCTGCTGCCAAGAAGTTAACCAGCGAGCACCTTTATCGAAAATCATTAGAGACCGATAAGACGCATGTTTTGAACAAGGATAAGTTCCAGATATACGTGCCCCATGGTTTGAGTAAGGATCAAGCTGAGAAACTCGATGAAGCCGGAGTTATAAAACCAGGGTCAATGGTACTTCCTGGAGATCCTTTAATTGCCGCTTTACAGCAGAATGTAGAGACTCGAGAGTCCAGACAACTGGCCAGATTACACAAGTCACTCAATAAGCCACTAAAAGATGTGAGTGTAAGGTGGGAGCATGACCATCCGGGAGTCGTGGCTGAGGTGGTTAAACGTGGACGTCAAACCTCTGTACATGTGAAAACGCTAGAAGCGGCAGAGATCGGAGATAAGATCACCGCGCGCCACGGGAACAAAGGGATCATAGTACGTATAGTCCCTGATCATGAAATGCCTCATACTATTGATGAGCGCCCTATAGAAGTAGCGTTCAATCCGATGGGCATCCCGGGTCGGACAAACTTGGGTCAAGTCATGGAGACTGCCGCTGCCAAGATTGCAGAGAAGACTGGTAAAACTTATACGATAAAGAATTTTGAGCCTGGCGTAGATCTCCATGAGAAGGTTACCAAAGATCTTGAGAAGCACGGGTTAACTGATAAAGAGCTCCTTATAGACCCCCAAACCAAGCAGCCTATGGGCCGGGCATTAGTCGGCCCGCAATATATCTTCAAATTAAAGCATCAAGTCGAGAAGAAGATGGTTGCCCGGGCTGGAGGCCCTGGGTATGCCTATGATCGAAACATGATTCCTAAGGGTGGTGGTCCTCATGGAGCGCAGGCCCTAGGAACTCTTGGTCTATATGCTATGCTCGCTCATGGTAGTGTGAACAACCTTCGAGAAATGCAAACAATAAAAAGTGATGCAGCTCAAAATGACGAGCTCTGGGCGGCTATTCAAGCCGGAGAGCCCTTACCTACTCCTCGTCCCACATTTGCGTATCAGAAGTTTCTTGGTTATCTTAATGGTCTTGGGGTGAACGTAAAGAAAGAAGGAAATAGTCTTCAGCTCATCCCATTCACAGACAAACAAGTACTGGCTATGAGCAATGGGGCTATTTCAGACGCCGGCCGTATGGTTCGGGCCAAAGATCTGAAAGAAGAAGAGGGCGGGCTGTTTGATCCTAAAGTAACTGGTGGTCTAGATGGTAAGAAGTGGTCACATATAAAACTTCCAGAACCCTTTCCAAACCCCGTATTCGAGCGCTCTATTCAATCCCTTACGGGATTGAACACAAAAGAATACGAAGACCTGGTCGCAGGGCGGATTGGTATAGACCCGAAAACAGGAAAGATCACCTCCCCCGATAAAGGGTTGATCAGTGGACCGGCATTTCAACATCTACTGCAAAACATAGATGTTAAGAAGGAGCTTCAATTTGCACAACAACTCTTGCAGAAGCCTAATTTGACTGGAAACCGCTTAGATCAAGTTCACAAGAAGGTGAAGTATTTAAAGGCTCTACACACAGCAGAACTAACACCAAAAGACGCATACATGACCACAGTAATTCCCGTGCTCCCGCCTGTGATGCGTCCATTGTCCCAGTTGCCTAATGGGGACCTTAATATAGATGATCTCAACCATATGTACAAAGGTATCTCTACCTCAGCGCAACAACTTTCCAAGATGTCTCCCCTGCTACCACAATCTGAAAAAACGCAGCTCCGTTATGAGGTCTATGATGGACTACGTTCTTTGGCCGGTCTCGGAGGTCATTCTAACAAGACCTTCCGTGGGATTCTTGATGTCATTGGAGGGAAAAGCCCAGATCCCCTAAGTGGTGGCGTGAAAGGAGGACAGGGCAAGACTGGATTTTTCCAAAAGAAGCTAGTGCAGAGAAAACAAGATTTGTCTATGCGTTCCACCATTATCCCAGAGCCCTCATTAGGTTTAGATGAAGTAGGTCTTCCACGGACGGCAGCATTAGAGCTCTACAAGCCTTTCATCGTCGCAGAGATCAGGAAGTTGACTGGGTTGTCCCCGCTTGATGCTCAGAAGTTGGTGAAGGAGGGTGGACCAGTCATACAAAAAGCATTGGAGAGAGTCGTTGAGGAACGCCCAGTACTGTTAAAGAGGGACCCTGTACTTCACAAATACGGTATCCAGGCTTTCAAGCCAAAGATCGTAGGGGGTAAGGCAGTTCAGATCCACCCGCTGGTGACTAGTGGATTTAATGCTGATTTTGATGGTGATGCTATGTCAGCCTTCGTGCCGGCTAGTCCGGCAGCCGTGGATGAGGCTAAAAAGATGTTCCCATCACGTAACTTATTCAGTCCTGCCAGCGGACATTTGATCTATGCTCCAACGCATGAATCAAGACTTGGATTATATGGGATCACACAAGAAGGCAAATCAACAAAGCATGTCTTTAAAGACTTCAAGGAAGTTCAGAAGGCCGCAGATAAGGGTGAGGTTGGTCTGACAGACGTCATATCAGTGGCTGGTTTAAAAACCACGCCAGGCCGCTTAATGCTCGCCGATACCCTCCCAGATCCCTTGAAGAAGGCCTTCTTGTCTAAACCTACTGTCCTTAATGACGAAGAGCAAGTAGCACTTTTAACCAGAGTTGCAAAAGAGTATCACAATGACTATGGGGAAGTGGTGAACAAACTAAAAGATCTGGGCAATATGTGGGTGACAAAAGAGGCTTTCTCTGTGGGTCTAGAAGACATAAAACCCGAGAAGAAGTTACGAGATGGTGTCTTGAATAAAGCAGACAAGAAGGCAAGACAGATACAAGCCGGTGCTGGTACACAGTTGGGTAAGGACACAAAGATCATAAAGGTTTATGGTGAGGCAACTGCGGAAATCATGAAGAAGCTCAAAGAGCTTCCGGAGACACATAGCAACCTTGTAGTCATGAACAGAGCTGGAGTAAAGCCTAGCATGGACACTCTTCGACAAGTAAAGGTCGCTCCCATGCTTATATCAAACGCCAAGGGAGAAACCATACCCACCCCAATAAAAAGATCTTATGCGGAAGGCTTAGATATAGCGGATTATTGGACTTCTGTATCAGGGGCACGCAAGGGCATCATTCAAAAGGTTCAGTCTGTTCAACAACCAGGTTACATCACGAAACAAGTGATGAATTCCACTATGAATAACTTAATCATAGATCATGATTGCGGGACCGATAAAGGCGTGGCTCTAGATGTAGAGGAAAAGGACGTTTTAGATCGTTACTTGGTAAGCCCTGTTAAAATAGGCAAGTCGGTGATTTCTGCGGGAACCTTGATCACTCCAGAAGTTAGAAATACTCTACGTAATGCAAAAGTTGGTAGAATAGTTGTTCGTTCTCCACTCCGTTGCAATCACGGACCAGGAGTCTGCCAGAAATGCTTTGGTCTTTCAGAGTCTGGGGTATTACCACCGTTGGGAACGAATGTGGGTGTTCTTGCTGGACAGGCTATAGGGGAACGCGCCACTCAGCTTGCAATGAAAGCCTTTCATACAGGAGGCACTGCCGCTAGCAAAGAATCTCTTGTGGATGAGTTTAAGCGGGTTGAACAACTACTCCGATTCCCAAAAACGCTCCCGGGATCTGCGACCCTCAGCGAGGTTTCTGGAAAAGTAGAAAATATTGAGAAAGACCCCGCAGGTGGTCACAACATTATCATTGGTGGAACTAGGCATTACGTCCCACAAAGCCTCGGGGCGCCAGTGTTGCGTGGGCTTGATAAGACTGACGTCCTGAAAGTGGGAATGTCTGTGAAGAAGGGTGATCCAATTTCTGCCGGCCCAATAAATCCACATGAGCTATTGCCACTCACGAATGTAGAACACGTACAGGGCTACCTATCTAATACCTTGCACAGTATCTATGGACCGCAAGGGGTACGCCGGAGAAATACTGAGGTCGTGATCAAAGCGTTAACGAACTTGACTAAGATAGAGAACCCGGGGGATGCTAAGGAATTCATTCGTGGAGACTTTGCTCCAACATCATACGTAGCTCAACTAAATCGGACTACTTTGAAAGGCAAGAACCCCATAGTACACACTCCGGTCCTTAAGGGAGTTAACGTGTTGCCGAATGAGATGCAAGAAGACTGGATCGCTAGATTGAATCATGAGAGACTCGGCAGTACTATAGTGGAGGCAGCACAACAGGGTTGGTCAAGTACCATCCACGGAGAGCATCCGATTCCAGCTGTTGTGTATGGAGCTGAAGTGGGTAAGCATCCTACCAAACCTTGGGCTTACTAGGAGAAGATCGTGTCATACCAACAGTTAATTGAGTCAGCTTTTATAGATGAATTGGAGAAGATCAGTTCCCTGGCCGGCTTGGGCGCCAAGTCAGTCTTAGGAGCTCCACTAAGGACGTGGGGTAAGAGAGCTCTTATAGGAGCAGTACCGGGTGCTGTAGCAGGAATGGCTGCCGCTCCTCCAGGAGAAAGTATCGGAGGAGCTGTTAAAGGTGGGTTAGCTGGTGCAGGGGCGGGAGTACTTGGTGGGGGAATACTGCAGCATCAGGCCACATCAAAGCTTCCTGGATATGTTGCCGGCACGAAGGGTAAGGCTTTCGTTAAGGCTCTAAAGTCTGGCGGTGGCTTAGATCGATATAGAGCCATCCGAGAGCAAACACTACCGGGCATCGTGTAATGCCTGGTACGTTTCGTAATTCTCCCACCAAGGCTTCTCATGAGGCCTCGTGGATTGAGACTGGTGTGGTGACTAATGTCAACACCAAGAACTTAACGATTGACTGGGTATCCCAGTTCACATCGAAGACGATTCAAGACCTCCCCCTAATGCGTCCATACTTCCACTACAATAACGGTGAGGGATTCACGTGTGTTCCAGAGGTTGGGGCATTGTGTGCTGTGTGTTGGCCATCAGACGATGATCCGCCATTTGTTATTGGATTTTTGGGGGCTCCAGAGCTGGAGGGAGCTGAGATTCCCGGTATCGAGAACTTTGTTGGTGATGGTGGGATCGAAACAGAAGAAGGAACTCCTAAACCTGTCTCCACAACATCAGGTGGATCAACCACCCCAAAACAGAATCCTACAGATGCTAGTTATCGTGGAGGCTTACCCATCCTAAACCCCGGAGATATGCTGTGGCAGGGCCGGGATGGGAACTTTGTTGCTCTCCATCGAGGAGGCGTCTTGCAATTAGGCAGCACCCAAATCTGTCAGAGAGCCTATATCCCAGTTCTTAATTTCATACGAGACTTTTGTGAGAACTGGGAAATGAATTCAGCAGCAGGTACATTATCATGGACAGTTCAACGGAAAGAGAACGATCCGTCTGGGAATGCTCCGACGGAGTTCGAACTCTTGGCGAGGGAATATGCGCAGGACAAGAAGGCCTCGGTCAAAGTCTTGCTAGGATCCTTAGACAAGAGCGAAAAGCCACCGAACGGCGACAAGACTTTCATAGAATTAACTATCGCCCCCCAACAGATCAAGGCAGAGGATGGTACTATTGAGGGGGAACCAGTCTATGTGCTCCGTCTTGATAAAGCGGGCAATACTTACTCCATGCAGGCCAAAACAAGGACTGTGCTGATTAAAGAGGATGATAAACTAACTGTAGAAAAAAATCAGGAGATCGAAGTTAAGAAGGATTACAAACTTACAGTAGGCGGGAAGTCAGAGACTATCATAACTGGGGAGCACACCATCAAGGGGGATGTCACAAGTAAAGAAGAGTGGGCTGCTATGAAGTCCATCACTGCTCAAATTTTGAAGCTAGGAGATGAGGCTGCATCTGAGCCCGCGGTCTTGGGATTGAAATTGGCTGTATGGCTGGCAACACATGTTCATCCACCTTTCCACCCCCCAGTACAAGCAAATATGATTCCATCCCTTCTCTCCAAGAAGGTTTTTGTGGTGTAGTGGAGATAGAGACATGCCATTAAACCCAGTAGCCCTGGCGGCGGATATAAAAGCATTGTTGGTCACCATACCCATGGGGACCGGTGTGGTGAGTGCGTCTGTTGCTGGGACTCCCGGACCTGATGGTACTATGAATACGAGTTGTTCCGCAGTACCCGGCCCAATCTTGATGGACCCCGGTCTAGCGAATACGATAGCACAAGCGGTCGCCACGGCGGTCGTGAAGCATTTAACTACGATGGCCGTCGTCAACCCAACTACGGGAGCGATAGCATAGGAGTTGGAAATGGATCTCTTCCTGGATAACGAACTGACCTTTGAGAAGCTAGGCTATGAAGCCAGGCTGTCAGAAGACCTGAACAACTGGCCCCAAGAGATTATCGACCAGCTGTACAAACAAGCACCTTTTGCCAGTGACTTCACTCCAAAGGTAGTTTTGGACAAGGTTGATCCTGATAAGCGTTATGCCATGGGTCATGTGGAATTGAGGAACCGCCTCGCTATCAATCGCCGGGATGACAACACTCCTCCAGAGCTCCGTGGACAACAGAAGATACTCATCCCAGTGGTGATTAAAGACAGCCGTCTAGCTCCTATGGATTTGCTTCTGAACAATGGGTCTGTGGAGCCTCTTACTGAACCACGTCTTAGAAGGGCTCTGTTTCGACCCTCACTATTCGAGGCAGTACGACAGAGGCCGGGAGATCAAACCCTGATAGATCAGATCTACCCACCATTCAGAAGCTATGGTGGTGGCCGAGGACCTATGGGTGGTCCGCTTATTTCTGAGAGCGTGGGTACTAAGCTGGGGTCTGCCCAGCCTCAAATGCTTCTAGATGCGATACTACCTACTATCAAAACGGCTCACGTAGATTACATCACTGAACGCCTAAATAATGATGTAGATCTCCGGAATTCGTTGCTCAACAATCCTTCCGCTTTACACCTCCTATCAAAGGTGGCATCTGTTACTGACGTTCCAGCGCAAAACTATATGGCACAGGTGCTAGAAAGTATCCCGCCAAAAGTGATCCAAATTCAAAAGTTGGCTAGCGGGTACCGTATCAAGACGGCTAATCCTGATATGCTGGCTCCTACTACGGATGACGTTTCCAGACCGGAAGCTGAACGAGCTATGGGCAGCGATATTATTTCGAAGGTAGATCAGTCCGGTTCTGTGACTATGGCAACTACTCCGGCTATACGATCTACGCTGGAGGACGTGAGTATCAAGACAGTCACAGAGTTTGGTCTCTACAAGGTGAAGGATATCGCAAGCAATAAGGAGCTTGTAGGTTGGGTATTCCCCAGTGTCACGGATTTTGATGGAGCCGTTCTCCCACTAGCCTTGTTCAGCAACGGTACACAAGCCGCGTTACAGGAAGAAATTGCTGGTGTGCTTGTTGGCAATAACACCAATATTCTAGATTCTGAACCACAGGGGTCTGGATGTTTTTACCGTTCTACAACTAGTGGAGCAGTAGCACTTACTCCTGTAGAGATTAAGGGGCAGATCCAAAACCCGGAGGGTGTAGGCTATTCCGCTGTGTTACCAATGGGAGAAGTCATTACTATAGTCAAGGTTCCAGGACTGAAGTCTGTAACAAAAATCGACGAGGGCCGGTATGGAATTCCAGAGGACTGTGGATTCATGTCTATGGACGGCTTGATAGAGGTGGCCTCAAGTCCAGATGAGTTTTTAAAGACTGCTCAAGCGTGGGATGCTTTGTCTACCGTTGAAGCCATCACTGACGGAACAACTTTCTCTTTCCGTGGACCGGCTTTAGACAAGGTTGCTACGATCATGAACACCAAATTCATCGATTTGGATGAGGCCGTATTCTTGGCAGCGTGCTTAGGTAACGAACCGGAAGAAGCACGAACAAAGTTATCCGGCGCACTTCATACTGGTGGGTCGGTAGAGCTCCATGTGCATCCGATCACAACTTTCAAAGAGAAGGTTGCGGAAGCCAGAAAGCACGCCCATGAACTCCTCAAGAAGTTCCCAGATCTCCGCGCAGACTTACTGAAGGAGGCGGCTATCATCGAGGACCCCACGGCAGTAGATAAGATCTTGTCTGTTGGTTTTCTTAGCCCAGAGAATGTCAGCATTTTCGCTAGCTACATTCCGGAGATTGAGGCGGCCGTAAAGAAACTTTCAGAACTTTTACTTGCATCCCGTCTCGGGTTATCATCGATTAGTGAGGGTGCATTGCAGAAGGCTATCATCCACCTGGACAAGGTACTAACTGGACTCAGTGCTTTAGCTGCAACACCCCAGGCGTAACATGCGTCAGCGGTCTCCGTCAGAGAATTTCATCAAGTTCCTGCTGTCAAAACAGCAATACGACTACGCTATGGTAGTGCGGGTCATGGATGATTTTGGTCTGACGGCCATATCTGAGAACTACGTAGAGAAACTAGAAAACTCTATGGGACCGTTCCCAGATCCCTACCAGCCGGCGGATAAGAAGCACAAGGCCAGTCAGAACTTTTTAAAGAAACACGGCATTCGGGACTTATGGTTCCCGACCCCAGCTGTAAATGAGGCCTACTCAATATTGAGCAGCAAGCAACTATGTGCTGAAGTACAGCAGTTGCTCCTTTCCCCACTGAAGTTGGAGGAGATTTCTCGTCGTCTTACCAAGGCACATGAAGTAAAGATTTCTGTGGATGGTCTGGCCGCCTTTAGTCATTACTTTTGGAAGAAGTCACTTCTTTCTCCAGCTGAATGGGTGGACTATCTAGATCAACTTAATGATGCTTCCTATGATCGCATAACTTCTCTTCGTGCTGCCCCTGATACCGCCATCATGGTTGTTCCTTGGCTCACTGGGCTTAGTGGACCACCACCAAACCTAAATACTGGTACCATCGCTAGGAGAGTGCGTGACGTGGCTTTCATGAAGATTCTGGAGATAGAGCGGCAGCCAGCATGTCTGGCACATAGCAAGATGATGCTGAATTATGAGAAGGTCGTACAAGCAGCAGAAGCTGAGATGCGCCAGAGTGATGTGGCCTTGAAAGACGTACTTCAAGCATTTGAGAAATTCCGTCTACGTAAGGACGAGAAAGTTGTACCGGCTATTGAAGACATTGCTGGGCCGAACTATAGTAAGTCGGGTGAAGGAACTGGGACCGTACACAACATCATGGATGATGATTTTTATCCCGATGAGGCCGAAACCGAAGAAGAGGAAGATTAGGAGGACCACATGGAATTGGAAAAGAAACCCTGGTGGGTGTCTGATCAAGAAAAACAAGGATTGTCCACCGTACCTACCAACGATCCTACCAAGACGAAAGAGTTTGGCTCTGAACTAGGTAAGGAAGTCCAATCTGCTGTACCACATCTCAAGACTATGTTTCTCTCTCACCTTGTTTGCGAATTCGGAGAGAAGGATGGGTTGCTTAACTTCCATCTCTATCACCCTGTACGCAGGGAAATCCGTCTCCAGGCTGAAGAGGACATGGACGCAGTACGACAGAGTGATATGACGGGCGGGGATAAAGAAAAGAGACAACAAGAGATCGCCGCAGCAGCTAACGAGCTCATGTCCAAGAACCTCTGGGATCGAGACATTCTTGACAAGGCTAACAAAGCCTTCAACTCTGTCTTCAAATTCTCTGAGCACAAAGTCTCATATTTCCCAGAGGTAGATAGTGTAAGCATTGTGATGCCGGTACCTGCAAAAGGACTGGTGACTCAGCAACTTCTGGAAGAGCCACTAGCATTGCTCAATCAGATGCTTGGTGGCTAAAGCTAGTTGGCCGGTTTCCCAGCCAACTCGCGGATAACACACTGTCTATGGCGAATCATGCAGCCTAATTGAGGGGCTACCGTTGCGTATCCAACCGATGATACCCGTGGAGGATTCCAAGGCAGCGGATCAATTAGACTGCACGAGTCGTCATGGACAGTGCGTCATTATTAAGGGTGCCGGCCAAGGAAGTGCCGCCTGCGAGATACTGCAGAAGGACTTGGGCTACTTTAGCTCCTCTATAGTCTTATACCGAAATATTACGTGGAGTATTTCGTGAGTATCATTAGTTTAGCCGAGGTGGAGATTATAGAGAACACCAGACATATCCCACTTATCTACTCTGTGTGCTCTGACTACGGCGTACCAGTAGCAGAACCCTTCTTCGACTATGATGAAGAGGGCGAACCACAGGATTTTGGAATTGACCTAGAACCCGAAGGACCGAATCTAGAAGACCTAGAGAGTGTAGACCTATCCCAGTTCATCTATGATGTTTCCCCGTCCCAGTTTACTGAGACTGCTATTCGTGTACCAACTGTGGGTAAGGTTGATCCGTTCTCATTTGTAGGACGTGAGTATCTACGTCGTATATATGACACACCGGCACAGAGACTTTTGCTGAAGGCGGGACGTCAAATTGAGAAAAGCACCTCGTTGGGAAACAAGTTGCTTTGTTACGCTTGTTTGAATAGCAACTTCAAGTGTCTATTCGTAGCGCCATCTGCTGAACAATCAAAGGTGTTCTCAAATGATCGTATTAAAGACATCATTGAGAACTCCCCTATGCTGGCGGCGTATACGAACACTAAGATGAATCAGAACGTCTTCTTCAAGAAGCTCATTAACTTCTCTCAAATCCGTCTCCGGTATGCATATCTTAATGCTGATAGAGTCCGCGGTATCCCAGCAGACCTAGTCTTAGTTGACGAGATCCAAGATATTCTGATCGACAACATACCGGTTATCGAACAGTGTGCATTCCATTCTCCTTACAAGCTGTTTGTGTATTCAGGCACTCCCAAAAGCTTGGATAATACCATAGAGCACTATTGGAGTAACTTCTCTACACAGAATGAGTGGGTAGTACCGTGCGAGAGACATGGTACGCCAAAAAACTCTAGCACGTGGCACTGGAACATATTAACAGAATCCAACATCGGCAAAGAAGGTCTGGTCTGTGATAAGTGCGGGGAGTCCATCAGCGCATCCCATCCTATGGCCATGTGGGCTGCCATGAATCCAATCATGGAGGACAATAAAGACAAGGTCACTTTTGAGGGGTATCGCATTCCGCAGATCATGGTGCCATGGGTAGATTGGAAAGAAGTACTACAACACCAAGAGCAGTACAGCCGAGCCCAATTTCATAATGAGAAGCTTGGACTATCTTACGATTCTGGTGTCCGTCCTTTGACTAGAGGACAACTAAAACGCTGTTGTAAGCCGGAGATTAGGCTAGGGGACATAGAACACTTCAAAAGGCTGTCTCAAGGTAATCAGATTTATTGTGGAATCGATTGGGGTAGTGGTGAAAATACTTATACTGTGATCTCCTTCGGTGGTTACTTTGGAACAGGTAACTTCTCTGTTTTTTGGATTCATAGATTCACCGGTCAAGACCTAGATCCTGAGCGGCAGCTTGATACGATCTGTCAGATGATAGCCCAGTTAAATGTGCAGCTAGTGGGCACAGATTACGGAGGTGGATTTTATCCTAATGATCGCCTTACACGTGTCTTTGGGCCACAAAAGATAATGAAGTACCAATACAATCCAAAGCAAAAAAAGAAGATCTACTGGGAACAGACACTTGGTCGATTCATGTGTCATAGAACAGAGGTCATGAGTGATATGTTTGGGGCTATTAAGCGTAAGCTTATAGACCTACCAAACTGGGATGACTTCCGAGACCCTTATGGAAAAGACTGTTTAAACATCTTTTCCGAGTTTAATGATCGCCTACGTATCATCGAGTACAAGAAAAAGCCTGGGACCACAGATGATGCTTTCCACTCCATGCTTTATTGCTTCTTTGTCTCTATGCTCCAGCATCCTCGTCCTGATATCACCGCGCGCCAGAAAGACTCAGGTCTTCCTAGGGGTCAGAGCTAAAGAAATGCCCGAGAACTTCCGGGCAGAGAATGGAACGGAGGAAGGTCAGGAGAAATCTATTTGAAGAGTTTTTCGTAGATGATGTACCCGCCCTCTGCGAAAGCGATGGCGTACAGCAACAGACCCATGATACCTCGAATACGATGGCCTCTTGCTTTCAGCTCTTGCAGTTCGTGCAAGAACGGGATCAATCCCCACCAGCCCACTGACTGCAGGAGTTGGAGGTCTTTGCAAACCTCGCTCAGTTCCTCTGGGCTCATCTTTGCCACCGCAGCTCGGTAGTCCGCTGGAGAAGTCTTCTCCTCACCGGACAACAGCTGAGATATCATGGTAGCGACCCTCGGGTCTTGGAAGATTGAGGAAACTTCCTGCTGCTTATTCTCGGTCTTGTTCTTGCTTTTGGTCTGTTCCTCGATTGTTGCAGTGAGCTTTTCGCTCATGTGATTCTCCTTATTTGTTTTTAGGCTTCAAGTGGTCAGCTGTTCCACTCGAGGCTGAACTAACGGTGAACGCTCGTCAGGCGCACAGGTGCTTCCCCCGTGTATTACTTCCTCGTTTAACGTCATTGGCTGGACGGGGCCCCGGAGTAATTAAAATCTCCATTTTTGGGGTTCATAGGCCTTATCCCATAAAAGGGCCGTTATTTGCGCTTTTTGGGGCTTTTAGGACCTATAATCGGGATCAGAGGATCTATGCCGTCTTTTAGGAGGATTTGAGCTATTGGTGGGGGTTCTGAGACAGCGTTTTGGATCAAGATGATAGCGGCCTCTCTAAGGTTACGTCGGCCTCTATCCAGAACGCCGTAGATAGATTGTAGGTCAAGGTTGGTAGAGAATTCCTTCATCTGCCGGAGAGCAGTCATCATACGGATACAACCTTGAAAGAAGGGCTGCCAGGTGTGGTCGTATTCAACTAAGTGTTTTAGCCTAGTGAGCTCGTATTCCGTTATCTGGATATAGAGCTCAGCCCACCGCTTCATCACTTCTGTATCGATCTCCGACGGAGGAACAGCTAATAGAAAGGTGGCATCTTGATAGTGCTGTAATAGGTCTTGTTCGCTGGCTTGACGGAGTGCAGACATATCCAGCCCATTTACTTGCATCAGGAATTGCACAAGTCGTTCCAAACTGCTAACCTGACTCTCAAGTGTACTGATGCGAATTGCTAAGTCAGCCATAAAACTAGCTTCCCAACAGGTTCGTGGTCATGGTACCACTATAGTTAGTGGCTTTAGACCAAGCAAGGGGTAAGAACCATGAGCGATGAATCCAGATCTCTGGCCATAGGGGCTATCCAGCAACGGGTAGCTCGTAAAGTGGACCCCGAGCAATTACAACTGATGGGCAAACAAGCGGCAGCCTTGTACACCAAAACAGGGAAACCACTCAGTGCGTCCGTAGTTGAAATTGCAAAACATGCTGCTCTATCTCCGGAACAGATTCGACGAGTCTGTGAATTCGCCAATACTGCGGCCTATCTGGAGGCGTTTGAAAAGAGTGGTGAAGTGCGCAACGTGACTTTCAATGATGGTCCAGCAGACCCGTCTGTTGTTATGAAGGACTTGAATGATGGCTCTGTACCAGCAGTTCATCAACTCCAGTCTGCTGATTATGATCGCTCCTCACGCAGCTACAAGACAGCCGGCGCAAATGACATGGTCCTAGCTGAGGCATTCCTAATACCTCAGGGCCTGGAGAAGTCTGCAGGTACGGGATCTATTAGCCCACTTGATCGCGCGAATCCAGTGGATGAGCTCTATGACCTGCACGTTCGTTTAACGGACATCCGAGATCAATACATGAGCAAGCTCTCTTCTTGTGATGTGCTCATGGATGAGGTAGGTCGGGATTTTGGACAAGCGGTCAAGCAGGAGCTCATGGCAGGTTCATCTATGGATGAGATTCAGTATGCCTGGAGTCATTTTGGGTCTCCGGCCATGATCAAGCGCGCTTACAAGGAAGTGGCTGACCGGCTGAGGGGGCAAGAGGAAGTGTTGGCCTACTTCACTAGCAGATCAAAGACTGCCTCCATGAAGCGTGTGCCTAATGATAGCCACCCGGTCATTGAACGATTCATGGCTTTCTCTAAGGT